GGCAGAGTCGTGCAGTCGGGCCCGTGGCCGGCCGCGACCCTGACCGCCGTTGGTACGGCTGGAGAGGAGGAGACCGATGGCAGCGATTGATCAGGCGATGGTCAGCAAGGTGCTCAACTCGACCACCTCGGCGACGGCGTTCACCACGCTGACGACCGGTTTCAAGGTGCGGCTCAACTCGACCGCGAGCACCGCGTCCGCCTCGGGCACGGAGCTCGCGTCTGGTGGCGGATACACCACGGGCGGCCAGACCAGCACGGGCCCGTTCGCGTCGACGTCCGCAGCTGGCAGCGCGGTGACGATCCCGCACACGGCGATCCTCACATGGACGAACAGCTCGGGCGGCGCCTGGTCGATCGTGTCGATGGACCTGACCGACGGCGCCGGTGTGCGCACGTGGTTCGGGAATTGGAACGGCCAGCCGATCAGCATCGCCACCGGAAACACCTTCCAGGTCGCGCTCGACGCGGTCACGATCGGGCTGACATGACCGTCGGGTTCACGCAGACCAAGGACGACGTCAACAACCGCGCCGGGCAGTTGGCGGTGGGGCTGCGCGACACTCTCGCCGAGTGCGTCCAGTTCAAGGCGTGGCTGGACGACGCGGCCACCACGGACGCGTTCCTCTCGGGGCTCGGCTTTTCCTCCGGCGAGATCACGTTGCTGCGGGCGTCGTTCACGGATCTGGCCAAGCTGTCGGACATCTCGCACGCCGCCGCGACCCAGTCGCCGGCCAACGACTTCTGGTTCAACGCGCGGCACCTGACCGGCGTCGTCTGACCGGGAGGTAGCCGGTGGCGATCACCGAGGACACCTCCCACCAGCCGGCAGCCGTTCACAGCACCACGAAGACCGCGACCACCGCGTCGTTCGTCCCGGCGAGCTCGACCCTCCTGGTGGCCCTGGTCGCCGTCGACGGCACCGCGTCGCTGGCCACCACGGTGGCGCTGTCCGACTCGGGCGGCGGCTCGTGGTCGCTGCTGAAGAGGCAGAACACGATCAGCGCCTCGACCCTCGGCGGCAGCGCCGAGGTCTGGTGCCGTTGGTGCGCGACGGCGCCCGGATCCATCACGGTCACGGCGGCCTGGTCGGGCGGGCAGAACGGCGGGAACCTGGTCGTCCGCTCGCTACTGGGCAGCCAGCAGACCCAGACCGGCGCGACCGGCGGGACCGGCGGGGGGTCCGTCTCGCCGGCGGCCACCCTCACGCCCACGGCGGTCGGCAGCTGGGTCTACGGCGCGGCGCTGGACTACACGACCAACGCGACCCTGGTGGCCAACGCGAACTCGGCCGTCGTCGACCAGTTCCTGGACTCGACCAACGGTGACACCTGGGCCACCTTCAAGGGGTCCGCGGCCGTCTCGGTGCTGACCAGCACCGCGTACGGCTTCACGAACGGGGCCGCCGCCTACAACGTCGCCGCCGCGGAGATCCTGGCCGCGTCCGGTGGCAGCACCATCAACGGCGTCGCCATGCTCGCCGGCGCCGGGACGCTGACCGCGACCGCGGTACAGTCCGCGACCGCGAGCCTGACGGGCGCCGGCACGACCACCGCGGCGGCGACTCTGACCGCGACCGCCTCGCTCGTCGGCGCCGGCTCCTCGAGCACCGCGGTAACCCAGCGAGCCGGGGCGAGTCTCGCCGGCGCCGGGACGGCCACCTCGAGCGCCACCGTAGCGGCCACCAGCACCTTGTCCGGCGCTGGCACGCTCTCCGCGCTGGCCCGCCAGTCCGCCGGCGCGGCCCTGTCCGGTGCGGGCACGCTCGCCGCCGCAGCCACCCAGGCCGCCGGGGCGACGCTCGCGGGCGCGGGCACCTTGTCGGCGACGTCGGGCAGCTCCACCACCATCAACGGCACGGCGACCCTGTCCGGCGCCGGGACCCTGGTGGCGCCCGCCATCCAGCTGGCCGGCGCGTCCCTGGCGGCCGCCGGTACTCTCTCGGCCCCGGTGACCCAGCGGGGCCCGGCCACCCTGACGGCAGCCGGCACGCTCGCGGCCGCCGGTGCGATCGCCAGCTCGGCCACTCTGGTCGGCGCCGGCTCCGTCACCGCCAAGGTGACGCTGCGCGCCCCGGCCACCCTGGTCGGCGCGGGCCAGCTCACCGCCTCGGTGGCCACCGTCATATACGGCACGGCCACCCTGGTCGGCAGGGGCACGCTCACGGCGATCGGCACCGCACCTGGTGGCGTCGTCATCCGCCCGGATACCGGCCTGGTCACCCGCCCGTCGACGGGCACCACCACCAGGCCCACCTCGGGCACCGTCACCCGCCCCGGTTCAGGCCTGGTCATCCGGCCGTACACCGGCACCGTCTCTCGACCGTAGGAGGTGCCGTGTCCGCAGAATCCGCCACCATAGCCGGCAGGGCCGCCGCTGAGGCCAACATGAAAGACACCTGCGAGATCAAGCGAAAGACTGGTTCCAGCACCGATCCGGATACCGGCGTGGTCACCTCGACGTACGCCGTGGTGTACCCGCAGGTGGGCCAGCCGGGTAAGTGCCGCGTCCAGCAGCGCGCTCTGGAGTCGCAGGGCAGCGACGTCGGCGAGGCCCGGATCTACCAGGTGCCGTGGGAGCTTCAGCTTCCGATGGCGACGTCGACCGGCATCGAGGTCGAGGACGTCGCCACCATCACCGCGTGCGTGCTCGATCCGGACCTGGTGGGTCGCGCCTGGTGGGTCAAGGGCAAGGCCGGAGGTACCCACAAGACGGCGCGGCGCTTGCAGGTCGAGGAGGTGACCGGCTGATGGCCGACGATTTCACGGTCACCGTCGAGGGCGTCGACCAGTTGGTGGCCGCACTTACCCGGGCGCAGATCCAAGCCGAGCCGCGCGTCTTCGATGTAGTCAGCCGTGGTGCTCTGGGAATCAAGCGGGACTGGCAGCAGCGATGGTCCGGGCTGTCCCACGCGCCGGCCCTGCCCCGGGCGATCAGCTATGAGACCCGGCGCAGCCTCGCCGGCATCAGCGCCGAGATCGGCCCGGACAAGGGCAAGGCTCAGGGCGCGTTGGGCAACCTGGTGGAGTTCGGCAGCGTCAACAACGCGCCGCGCCCGGGTGGCCTGCCGGCGCTGGAGGCCGAGGCGCCGAGGTTCGAAAAGGCGTTGGGCGACATGCTCGGCGGGCTGCTCGATGACTGACGGCCTCGACCAGGCGCTCATCGCCGCCGGCCTCAACCTCCTCCGCGCGGATGCCTCGCTGACCGTGCTGGACGGCGCGGTTCCGGTCGGTCAGGCGCCACCGTACGTGCTGGTCTATTCGACTGTCGGCCGGCCGGCGTACCACCAGGATTCGAGCCTGCGCAACGAATCGAGCCGGTTCATGCCTCGGTGGTACTGCCACTGCGTGGGCGCCAATGCCATCGCGTCCCGGGCTGTTGCCCAGCGGGTGCGTACCGCGCTGCTGGACGTGACTCCGGTCGTCGCTGGCCTGACCGTGGGTCCGATCCGCCAGTTCGAGGACGACCCGCCGACGCGTGACGAGACCACCGGCACGCTCGTGATGGACGCGGTGCAGGTGTACGAGGGCTACGCCTTCTAGGCGCAGCAACAGTTTTCCGCCCATCCGGCGGAGCCAACCCATTCTCAGAAGGGGGCGCCGGATGGCGGCTCTCATTTTGGCCGTGCCCACGGCGGCCGGCGCGGTAGTCACTGCCGCCTCGGCGAGCGCCAGCGACACGCTCACCCAAACCCAGCTCGGCACGCAGGGTGTGATCCTGCGTGCCTCAACGTCCGGCACCGCGTCGAACGTGACGGTGTCCGACGGCGGCGCCACGCCGGCCAGCAACCCGGCGAGCCTCACCGCGGTGGCCCTCGGCGCGACCGCCACGGCGGCCATCTACATCTCGCCATCTCAGGTCAACCTCGGCACCGGCCTGGTGACCATCACGTCGTCGAGCCAGACCGGCCTGAAGTACGAGGTGTTCCCGGCATGAGCGACAAAGTCTGGCTGAGCCACCCCGATCACACCGGCACCTGGGAGTGCCCGGACGGCGCGGTCGAGGACTGGAAGGCGATCGGCTGGGTCGTGTGCGACGAGCCCGCCCCGCCGGTCAGTCCGGTCGTCGCCGAAAACCTTGCGGCGCAACAGGCTGCCGCCGACGCGCAGGCCAAACCCACCACCAAGGCCGCGACGCGCGGCGAGCAGAAGGAGGGCTGAGACATGAGCGATGTCTTGACCGATGGCAATACCCGCGTCGCCTACGTGCCGACGATCAGCAGCATCGCGGCGCCGACGACCACCGAGCTCAACGCCGGCATCCTGCTCCAGTCGGTGATGTCCGCTGACGGCCTGGTGGGCTTCGAAAGCGCCACCGACAAGGTGGACAACACCGCGCTGAACTCGAAATTCGGTACCACGGTCCCCGGTCGCCCGAACTTCTCGGACACGCGGCTGCGCCTCAAGAAGCAGGGCGCCGGCGACACGACGTACACCACGCTGGTCTACGGCACCGCCGGCTACATCGTGATCCGCCGGGACATCGCGGAGACCACGGCCTGGGCCAGCGCTCAGGTCATCGAGGTCTACCCGATCATCTGCGGCGAGGTGTCCCTTCTGCCGCCGGACGGCGGTAACCAGAGCGTCCGCAAGTACGAGGTGCCGCTGGCGATCAGTTCGCAGCCGAACCTCCGCGCCGCAGTCGCGTAACCCAGATCTGGGGCGCCGGTTTTTCCCTGCCCTGGGACCGGCGCCCCTTTCACCTGTCGGGGCAGGAAGGGTAGGAACGGCAATGGACGTAACCGAAATCATCAAGGCCGCGCGCCGACCGGAGCGCACGCACCCGCTGTGTTTGCGCGGGGACCTGGTCGCCGAGTGGGAGAAGCTAGACCGGCAACGGGTCGACGCCGAAAAGAACGCGCCGGCCGACTCACTCGCCGGCTCACCGGCGCTGCCCATCGCCCGGCAGATGGAAGCCTTGCAGGCCCAGATGGCCGAGTCCACCGTCACGTTCCGCCTGCGCGGACTGCCCCGCAACGCCTACCGGGACCTCATCGAGGCACACCCGCCGCGGCGCGATGATGTCGGCGACGTGATGATGGCGGACCGCGGCTGGGGGTTCGATACCCGCGCGTTCTTTCCGGCGCTGATCCGGGCCACCGTGGTCGAGCCGGCGCTCGACGACGCGGTGATGACGGAACTGCTGGACGAGACGCTCACCGCGCACCAGTTCGAGGAGCTGCTGAACATCGCGCTCGACGTGAACGCCGGGAAGGTGGACATCCCTTTCTCGCCCGCCGCCTCGAAACTGATCGCGAGCTCTGCGACCGAGTAGAGGCGGCCGAGCGGCTCGGCATCTCGCTGCGCCGTTTCGAGGGCTGGGCGCCCGTTACCACCTACACCTACGACGACGCCGGCCGGCTGGTCTCGTCGGTCGCAGAGCCCGAGTGGGACGACCAGGAGCAGGGCTGGATGCTCGCGCTCGCCCATCACCGCAAGCTCACCTGTGGTGGGTGCGGCGGATGGCTACCCGAGACCACCGAGACGGACGCCGACGAGTATCACTCGCCCCCGCCGATGCGGTGCGGTGCGTGCACGGCGATCAGTCGGGCGCAGGACACCTACATCGAGGGCTACCGAAACAAGGGTGTCCACATCCAGGCCACCCGGTGGCGTGCCGAGCTGCGCTCAGCTATTGCGGCGCAACGCCCGGATGACCATTCCGACCAGTAGCGCGCCGGCCACCACGGGCACGAGCGCGAACACCCCGGCCCCGAGCACATAGACCAGGTAGCCGAGGGCTACCAGGAAGACAGCGGCCACCACGAGGTTCGTGATGTCGCGTCGAGTCAGCTTCCGTCCCACCTGCGGCTGCGCCTGCCCTGACGTCATGTGACGCAGGGTACGCCGGCACGCCCTCAACGTAAGGGTGGTGTCGGATGACCGATCGTACTGTCGCCGTGACCCTGATGGCCAAGGTGCAGGGCTTCGTCGGCAATCTGAAGACCGCCTACGCCGCGACCGGCCAGTTCAGCGCCGGTCTGGACAAGATGGGCAAGGAGCACAAGGACCGGTTTAACGCGCTCGCCGGGTCGGCCGCCGCGATGGGCGCCGGGCTGGCCGGCGCGTTCCTTCTTGTAACCAAGAGCGCGATGGACTTCGACAAGGAGATGTCGGCGGTCCAGTCGGTGTCCGGCGCGACCGGCGCCCAGCTCGATAGCCTGCGCAAGGCAGCGATCAACGCGGGCCAAGCAACTGCGTTCAGTGCGGGTGAGGCCGCCCAGGCCGAGGAGGAGTTGGCCAAGGCCGGCATCTCCACCGCCGACATCCTCGGTGGCGCGCTCACCGGCACGCTGAGTCTCGCCGCGGCCGGCGGTATCGGTCTGGCCGATGCCGCGACGGACGCCGCGCAGGCAATGAACATCTTCTCGTTGCGGGGCAAGGACGTTGGCCACATCGCCGACGTACTCGCGGCCGGCGCGAACAAGAGCGCGACCGATGTTGGCCAGCTCGCGCAGTCGCTCTCGCAGGGCGGTCAGGTGGCGGCACAGACAGGGCTGTCCCTTGAGGACACTGTCGGGACGCTGAGCGCCTTTGCCCAGGCGGGTTTGGTCGGCAGCGATGCTGGCACCTCGTTGAAGACGATGTTGCAGGCGCTGGCGAATCCGAGCGACAAGACCGCCGCGCTGATGCAGAAGCTCGGCATCACGATGTACGACACGACCGGCACGTTCATCGGCATGACCGCGTTCGCCGCGCAGTTGCAAGACAAGCTCGGCGGGTTGACTCAGGCCGCGCGAGACAGCGCGATGGCCCAGATCTTCGGCTCTGATGCGGTCCGCGCGGCCAACGTCCTCTACATGCAGGGCGCCGACGGGATGCAGGGCTACATCCAGGGCGTCGACCAGGTGGGCGCGGCGAGCGACGCGGCCCGCCAGCGGATGGACAACCTGGCCGGCGACGTCGAAAACCTCAAGGGCTCGATCGAGACGCTGACCATCACGGCCGGCGAGGGTGCGTCCTCGGGGCTGCGAAAGCTGACCCAGGCTGGGACGAATTTCGTCAACTCCATCGCGGGCATTCCCGCCTCGGTGCAGACCGCGGGCACCGTCATCGCCGGCCTGGGCGGCGCCGGGCTGTTGGCGTCGGCCGGCCTGCTCAAGGCGCGGCAGAAAATCCAGGAGATCCAGGGCCAGCTGAAAGACCTCGGCCCCATCGGCGAAAAGGCCGCGACCGGCCTGGGCAAGATCTCGGCGGGTGCCGGCAAGCTGGCCGTAGCGTTGACCGCGCTCCAGATCGCTTCGGCCGCCATGGGCCACACCATCGACCCGTCGGTGAAGTCCACATCGGACGCTTTGACGAAGTTCGGCAAGACGGGCGATAAGACCGGCGATGCGCTCAAGCACCTCGATTACGACCTGGGCACCCTCGGGTCGGGCGGTTGGGCCAAGCTGGGCAACGGGATCGCAGGCGTCACAGAGGGCCTGACGGGGCTGGGCAACGTATTCGACGAGTCGGGTGTGCATGCCAAGCAGCGCATCGGCGCCATCGATACGGCACTCGCCGCGCTGGTATCAGCCGGCCACGCGGACGATGCCGCCGCCGCGTTCGACAAGCTGTCGGCCGCCGCCCACAAGAACGGCATCTCGATCGACGATCTCAAGGCCGGACTGCCGCAGTACGAAGGCATCCTGGCCGGCGCGACGGCGACCCAGCGGGCGAACACCGCGGCGACGGCGGATCAGCAGCACCAGTTCGGGCTGCTGCACGAGTCGTTGCAGGCCGCGATCGATGACGTCGGCAACCTCGCTGACGCGTTCGACGCGATCAACGGCAAGTCGATCGACGTGGCCAAGGGCGCGATCCAGATGACCCAGGCGGTGGATTCACTCGCGGCGTCGCTGAAGGACAACAAGAACTCGTTCGACGCGAGCACCACGGCGGGCGCGGCGAACACCGACGCGTACATCCGTGGCGTCGAGTCGGCGCGCGACTACGCCCAGGCGGTGCTTGACCAAACGGGCAGCGTCGAGCAGGCCAACGCCGCGTACAACCAGTCGATCGACCGCCTGAACGGGGTTATGTCCAAGGCGGGCGTGGCGAAGAAAACCATTGCCGGCCTTGATAAGCAGTTCGCATCGATGCCGGGCCTTGGTGACGCGGTGCAGAAGGTCAGCTATCTGAACAAAGAGCTGAACGACATCAACGGCAAGAAATACAAGTCGTCGATCACCATCGAGGTCATCACCAAAGGTGACACGACGCTGGTCGGAAACCAGGGCACGTACACGGTCCAAGGCAAGGGGCAGAAGTTCAATCGCTGGGGCGGTATCCGTTACGCCGCAGACGGTCTGATGTCGCTGTCCAGCGCCGCGATGTACAAGGCTGGCGACTCGCCATTGTATGGCTTCGCGGAGAAGCAGACCGGTGGCGAGGGCTTCGTGCCGCGGCTCGGTGACTATGGCAAGTCGACCCGGATCATCGACCAGGAGGCCCGCTGGTACGGCGGTCGGTTCGTGCCCGACGGCATGGGCGGGGGTCGCGCTGCCCCGGTGGCCATCAACATCACGCTGACCGGCGGCGACGCCTCGACCCGGGCCATCATGCGGGAAATCAAGTCCGAGGTCAGCCACGCGTTCGGTGGCAACGTTCAGGTAGCGATGGGACGCGGCTGATGACTGTCGCGCACCGCTCCACCACGACCGTTACCAACGGCACCGCCGGCACGTCCGTAGTGGTCGCCAGGCCGGGCGGCATGGCCTCCGGTGACTGCCTCCTAGCTTTCATCGCCCAGGCCGGCACAGGGGCTGTGACGGCGCCGGCCGGCTGGACGCTGGTCGGTTCGCAGTCGGGCACCGGTGTGCGCATGGACGTCTACGTCAAGATTGCCGGCGTTGAACCGGCGACCTGGACCTGGACGCTGGGCGGCAGCGTGCGCTCCTGGGGCACGGTCAGCGCATGGACCGGGGTCGACCCGAGTAACCCAGTTGCCGGCAACGGGTCCTACGCGGCGGGCGCGGGGACGAGCTACTCCCCACCGGGCCAGACGATGTTGTGGTTCGGCGCGGCGGCCGGCGCTGTCGCGTCGGTACGCACGGCGTCAGGCACAGCCACGACTTGGACGGAGAACGGGTTCGAGCAGGCCGACCTGTCGACCAACGGCGGTTCCGGCACCGACATTGCCGGCGCTGTCTGGTCGCAGTTCAGCACGCCGGCGCTACCCGGCGACTATCCCTCCGGCCTGAACGCGACGGCCAGCCAGTCCCAGACGGCAGCCGTGGCGTGG